TACTACCACTCATATCAATACCGATACAGATATCAATCGTTTCGTCGTAGTTAGTACCTGGAAGAATAGCACTCATATGCCAGCCCTTGCGATTAGGACGAATAAATGTGTAGTCGTTCTTAATAGTACTTTGAATTTGTTGACGCAATATTTCGCGCCAATTCATCTTTGGCTCAGTTAGTTCTTTGATCATTCGTTGGATATTAGCAGGAACGTTACCTGCACCTGCCGCATTGGCTGCTTGTATAGTAGCCTCACGAATTTCGTCTCTGATTTGTTTAAGTTCTTCTTTAGAATATTGTGGTTTTCCGTTGCCGTTGCCGTTATCGTCACCGTCGGACCAATCGATATGCTCGTCAAGTAATTGACCTAAGGCAGCTAAACTTTTTTCATCTTCTTCTTCAAAGATTTCATCATAAATTTGTTCTGCAGGTTTACCATAATGTTTTGGATCATGGAAAATTTTAATGTCTTTGGGACTTGTTCCAATTCGATCACGAACTAATTGACCATTAACAGTATAGTCAACTGCGGCATTCCAAATTGCTTTATTTCTGCCTTCGCTACGAGACATATGATCAAATACATTGTGTAGAATTTCGTGTGCTACTACAAACTCGACTTCTTTAGTGCTTAGTTTTTCAAAAAATTTTCGATTGTAGTATAGATGACGTCCGTCAGTAGCCGCTGTAGGGCACCAATCGCTACCGTCCATAATTTTAAGACGAGTAGCCATATTGCCAAAAAACGGATGACGTAGTAGCAAGCCAACGCGAGCTACAATAATTTTGTCAATTACTGGATCAATGTGTGACATTTTAGTTCCTTCGTTTACTGTATGTATATATTATAACACCTCCCGAAGGAGGTGTCAAATGATATAATTTTTAGATTAACGTTCGTGTTTTTCTGTAGCCTGTGCAATGTACTTGCCAAACTTACCATGGAACTCATCAAAACACTCGATCTCATCTGGATCCAATGGCAACTTGTATTGGCTTAGACTCAATTTAGTGCCCATAACAACCAACTCAGTTTCAAAGTTATTCATCATAAATTCAAAAAAGTGATTGACCTGTTTGTTCCAGTCTTTGGCTTTTTTGTCAGCGGCATCTTTCAGTTCATAACACAAACTAGTAACCAAACTGTATTGAGCAGAGATTTCTTTGGTCTTAATCTCTTTAACTTTACCCTGCAAAATATCTGTAGGATTAGGCATCTTGCTTGATACTTTGCGGTGTGCCATAAACTTAATGCCCAAGCCTTCACCAACGGAACCACTAATCAAATCTGACAGTGTATCTTCTTCGGTATCATCATCCATTAACAATTCGCTAACAAAGCTCCAACTACGAGGTGTAGCAAATGCACGTGAACCAGATTTTGGATCAAAGTCGTACAAGTCCTTTTTAGAGAAAGTTAAATAGCCGACTACATCCTTATGAATACGATTGTCAGTGGCCCATTGTGCCCAGTCATCAAAATCTACTTGCATCTCCAAGTGAACAAACCGGTTGGCCAACGGAGCAGGCATGCGATAAGTTACGCCCTTGTCAGTTTCACGGTTACCAGCTGCCACCATTACAACGTTATCTGGCAACTTATAAGTACCAACACGACGATTTAGAATAAGTTGATAAGCTGCCGCTTGCACACTAGGTGCCGCAGAGTTCATTTCATCCAAGAATAGGATAATTTGATTATGCTCTTTTGCCATTGCATCATCTGGCAATTCGCTAGGAGGAGCCCAAACCATTTTGCTAGTGTTTGAGTCAAAGTATGGAATACCTTTAATATCAGTAGGTTCCCACAAGCTCAAACGAACGTCAATGACATGAGCATCTAACTCGGCACCTAGTTGTTTGATAATATCTGATTTGCCAATGCCCGGAGGTCCCCAAAGAAACAACGGACGTTTATTTTTAAAAGCCTTGCGTAGACCTTTCATAGCACCTTTTGGGCCAACTGTACGAGAAATGATTTCGCTCATAAAATTCCTATCTTGTTAAAAAAATTGCTATCACTGTCCTAGTATTATATGACAATAATTCTATTCTGTCAACAGCTTGTTAGCCAAAAATTTTATTCTTGCGTTTTTAAATTATTGATGGCTTTGATGATGCCAAGTTTTCGTATGTCGTCCGAAAACATAAAAAGTTCAAAACTTTTACGTTCAGAGAATACTGTGATACTTTTATTGGTAAGATAGTATGGACAGTCGATGTATCTGTCCAAAAAGATTATTGTTTGCGGGCTAAGTTCGATTGGTTCGGTAAAAGGAATTTCATATTCTTTTAAATTTAGTTCTCCAACCAAAAATTCATAACCTTGATCAGTAAGACGTAAACCGCCCGAATCTTTTGATCTGTTGTTTTGCCACCACGTTCTAGTATACAGCTTTAGATTGGCAGCATCTGCACTTTTGCCCCATTCTTTTAGAAACATAGTAGTATATGTTTCTTTGCTTATCATTTTATAATTTCGCCCTGTGTTAATTTTACAACTTGAAAGTCTTGACAGCCAAATGTCAAGTTCAATTTCTTAGCAAGATTATGTGCATGACCAGGATTTGAAAAACTTACTTTTTTATATTTAGGTCCAGGATAACTGGTTAAACTGTTAGAACTTTTCAAATTAAATGGCTCGCCTTTATAAAACACCGCCCAAATAGCATCTGCTTCTAAGATCTGCTCGCTCTTATAAGTTTTCTTATTAATATGCTCTAATAATACGTTTGGCTTGGGCCTTGACATATATGCGTCCTTGATAACTACGCATATATTTATCCTTATTTCGTGCCAAATCCACCACCGTCCATGGCAACTGTTATAGTGTCGTTACCACCGGCTTTTAACAATTCTTGAAGCATTACTTCATAATCTTGTGTTAATTTTGCTAGAACTTCTGTTAGTGCAAAGCTGATATTTTTTGCCTGTTTCATATCTAGTCTTATTTCTTTTTGTTGACTAGCATCTGCAATTTTAACTTGTTGTATAAACTGTTGTATGGCAATGGTGTTAATAGGATCATTTGACATTTGATAATACCTGTTTCATTTCTAATTCACTAGTAAATGGACCTTTAAAAGGGTATCTTTCAATGGTGATAAGTTTAGGACAAAAACTCTTTACCCATCCTTTGTCGAATTTAATTATATAGTACCCTGCACAATATAAACTTTTACTTGCAGAACTTTTTGTGAATAATGGTAATTTCTGTCTTACATCAAACATACTATTGTAAGGTGTACAACTAGTAGGAAATCCGTGACATTCATTTATTTCGACTGAAGTAATTTTTGTTTTGATCTTAGGTAAAAAGAAATTTTTGCCAAATTGTTTAGTCAATTCTTCTTTTTTACTGAAGTAAATTTCGCCATCTTTATTACTCAACATAAACTTGTTGTTTTCTTTTTTGTGTAAAGTGGCAATTTTTTCTCCGTTCATTTCAACGATCCAAAATTTACCATCGACTATCGGCTTAGCATATAATTCTGTCATTTAAACTTCCTCAACTAGTTTGCGCCAAGTAACTGCTGATTCAGGATACTTGGCTTGAAATGGTTCTGCATAACTTTGTATATTATCAGAGATTTTCTGTAAGTCATATAAATTACAGAATTTTAAAAGTCTAATTCCTACCTGACTAATATCTTTTGGTCTTGCGCCTTGGTCAATAGTGTCACGAATGATCTGTTTAATTTCTGTAGGCTGTGCAGTTAGATCAACAAGGGTAACATTACGCTGATAATCATCTAATACACGATGTTCGATTCCGTTATGATCAACCCAACGCTGAAGCATGAGATTATTCCAATTGAAGCCTTTTTTGTCACGGTCTTCAAACGCTTCTGTCAGTCCGACTTTGTTCTTACTACCCTTAGTACGAACGCCAGGATAAGCAGAGAAAACATTGTCACTGGTATCACCTCTCATACATTTTTCAAATAAAATCCACTTTGGATTTGGTGCCGGCATTGGCTCTTTAGTTTTCTTATCAAGAACTGATTTACCTTTTTTATCAAAGATACCTTCGTGTGTAGTCAGTGTATCTGCTACACCGTTATACTGTTTGACATTGGGTGCAATTAATTGATGAAAATCTGTGTCTGTGCTAATGATTACATGATTATCATTTGGATGAGCTTGTATAAAACCTGCAATTAAATCATCGGCTTCTAATCTTGGATGTTGTAAAACTGTACAATTAGTCTTATCACTAATGAATGTTTTGAATGCATCAAAAGTTTCCCAGAACAATTTATCTTCTTCTTGTTCCTTTGCTGACATTGCATCGCGGGTTTCTTGTCGATTGCGTTTGTAAGGAGCATAAAAATCTTTACGCCATGATCGACCTTCGAGACAGAATACGACATGTTTCCCTCCAAAATCTTGCCATGCTTTTTTGATACTGTTAAATGTAATATGCATGGCCATGCCAAGTTTAATATTAGCATCACCTCTTACTACATGCCTTGCACGAAAAAACGTGTTAGCAGTATCAACTAGAATATAACTCATTTTACTTCGGCTTTACCGTCCGCTAGTTTGCTTACATTAATAAATCCAGATCCTCGACTTTGATCCAAGCCTTCTTCACCTAACATGTTCCTGGCTAAATCTCTAAACCAACGATCTACGATTTCTTCGTCTGGATCACCATCAAAACCATATCCAGCTTGTTTCAATTGTAGCACAAATAGATCGTTCCAGTCAAGTTCAAAAAAGCCATTTCGAATATTATCTTTGTTAACGTGAGTTTCTAACACGTCTACCCAAGGTTCTCCTCTAGCAGTAGCACGTTCTTTTGGAGTCATCTTAGCTATCTCGGCTTCTTTATTTGCCCGTTCAACTGCATCTAATGCATCTTTGGCAGCGTTGGCAGCGTCTTCTGCAATTTTTACAGCGGCTTCTGCTTCTGCACGAGCTGCCAATTTAGCATTTTCAATTGCCTCTATACCTGTGATTTTTTTGAAAAATTGTTTTATCATTAGGTTCCCCATTCATTTTTAAACAATGGTACTTGTAGTCTGTCGCTGTAGCGTAGACCATGTTTCATTGCCAGTTCTGCAACACGACGATTATTCAACGTGTAAACACTTTCTACACCACCCACTGGCATGAGATAAACGTGTCCTTTAAAACCAGCCGCACGATATTCGCCAGCCGCTTTCAATGCATAGTCTCTATCTTCTTCTGTAGCAATAACAAATTTTAGATACGCTGTGCCTACTTCT